ATGATCTGCCACAAGATCGGGCGCATCGTTAACGGCGACCCGAACTACTATGACTCGTGGGCTGACATTGCAGGCTACGCCAAGCTGGTATCTGACCGGCTTGAGACAGGCAAGGTCGTGTGATGGAAATTAAAATTGACGCGATTCACAACGAACTGTTGTGCCCGCACTGCGGCGGCGCATACATGCACCACGCGCAGGTTGACGTGTATACACGCACAGAAGACGCGGAGACAACGGTCCACACATGCGTGGGAAGATTTACCACAACCGTTGGTACCGTACCAAGCAAGTCCACATTCAACCCCAGCCCACGCAGAGGCGGCTTGAGCGTTCGGTTTTGGTGCGAGATTTGCGGGAAGGATAGTTTGCTGACGATCGCGCAGCACAAGGGCAACACACTTATCGACTGGGAGTTGCTACATGGCAGCAACACCTGAGAAAAAAGTCAAAGACGCTGTGCGCAAGCTGCTGACCGAGATGGGTATCTACCACTTCATGCCTGCGGCCAATGGCTTCGGGCGTGCGGGGATACCCGACATCATCTGCTGCTACAGCAGGCGCTTCATTGCCATCGAGTGCAAGGCAGGTGCGGGCAAGACCACAGCGCTGCAAGACCGGGAGCTAGCTGCCATCCGTACTGCGGGTGGCATGGCCATGGTGGTCAACGAGAGCAACATACAAGAACTCAAGGAGAAGCTGCAATGGATGAGGTAGAGATGATGACGCCGGACGAGATGGACGCGGTGCTCAAGGACTTGAGCGACGAAGAGCGCAGCTACTTAAAGCTGTTGATCGGGCGCATCGTGCGCTGCTTTTCAAAGGCCGACCAGCACGCCGTGCTGCTGTTCAGCAACAGTGAAGACTACGTATCGGTGTGCTCCGTTAACTGCGAAGAGCTGACCGCTGCCAACATGGTGTCACACGCCAACGACGTACTGGCCTTCGCCAATACATACGACGCGCCACCCAAGGAGAAATTTAATTGAGTGCCCCCTACGACCAGATACTGGCCATCGACTTCGAGACTTACTGGGATCGCAAGGCAGGCTACACACTGTCATCAATGACAACCGAGGAGTACATCCGTGACAGTAAGTTTTCCGCTTTTGGAGTTTGCGTCCATACATTCACAAGCGACGAGCCAACTCGATGGATTGCAGGATCAGACATACCTGAATTCGTTTCTGGAATCGATTGGGGACGAACCGCCGTGCTTGCGCATAACGCACAGTTCGACGTATCCATCTTGGGCTGGGTATACGGAGCCTACCCAGCGTTCATCTTCGACACCCTGTCAATGGCGCGAGCTCTACGCGGCGTGGAAGTTGGCAACAGTCTCGCCCGTCTTGCCGCTGCATTCGGGTTGCCGGAAAAAGGGAAGGCTGTTTATGCGACTGATGGACTCGACACTCTCACACCAGAGATCGAACGAGAACTCGTTGAGTACTGCAAGCATGATGTGTATCTATGCGAGGAAATCTTTAATCGTCTCGTTGGGGGGTACCCATCAAAGGAGCTACGCCTGATCGACATGACGCTCAAGATGTACACGCAGCCGGTGATGGAGCTGGACAGTGCGATGCTGGTCGATGCGCTGCACACCGAGAAAGAAAAGCGCGAAGAGTTGCTGAAGCGCTTGGGGATTGACGAGGCGGTGCTCGCCTCGAACCCACGGTTTGCCGAAGCGCTTGAGGCGCTAGGTGTGCCCGCCCCACGCAAGAAGAGCAAGACCACAGGCAAGCAGACGCTGGCGCTGGCCAAGAACGACGCGATGTTCCAAGCCCTGCTCAATGGAGAGAACGAAGACGTGGCGCTGCTGTGTGAGGCCCGCATCAAAGTGAAGTCCACCACCGAGCGCACACGGGCGCAGCGCTTCCTCGATATCAGTGGGCGTGGTGCACTGCCTGTGCCGCTGTCTTACTACGGGGCCAGCACGGGGCGCTGGACTGCTTGTTTAGTTGCAGATACAGAGGTTATGGTGTATGATCGGCACAACGGCCAGTGTGTCAAACAAATCGTTGATGTATTGCCGGATGACCTCGTGTGGGACGGCGTTGAGTTTGTTCAACACGAGGGGGTGCAGTTCAGCGGATACAAGGAAGTCATTACCTATGACGGCATCACCGGAACACCAGATCACAAAGTCTTCCTCGACGACGAAACAACCGTCAGTCTTTTCGAGGCGCAGCAGCGCGGCCAGAGCATCATGGATGCAGCAGAACCCGACGATAGGGCTCTGGAAGTTGCTCGGGCGCGACGTAAAAGGCTCCGATGGTAAGTGGCGGATAGCCTGTGTGTGTCGGTGCGGGAGGTATGCGGAGCCGCGATATAAAGACTTGCGTGCAAACGGTTCGGCAGGGTGTATGCCGTGCGTTACAAGCGACCGAATGAAGCGAGAAATCGCGGCGTTTCCGAATAAGTATCCGCAGACAAAGCGGCGTAAACCGCCCCGTGTACGCACACAGCCTGCGCCTTACAGTGATGCCGAGCTTCGCATAGTACGGATCATGCAAGGCGCTAAGGCCCGCTGCGAAAACACCATGGAACCTGCATATAAAAACTATGGCGGTCGCGGCATTCGTTTTGTGTTTGCATCCGTTCGGGAAGCTGCGCAATGGGTAAACGACAACATTGGCCCACGTCCAACGAACACCCACAGCATAGACCGGATAGACAACAGCAGGGGGTATGAGCCCGGAAACTTACGCTGGGCTACGCGGGGCGAACAGGCGCGTAATAAACGTAGCTATACCGGCCACGTATATGGTAAGCGCTTAAAGCGTCTGCTGGCGCTGCGGCAAGACTACACCTACGAGGGGCTGCGCAAGTACGTTCTCGCAGGTTTTACGGACGAAGAAATTATCAACATGCCAAAGCCTAGAGGCGGACGGCCAAAAAAGGAAAAGCAGTGCTAGTACCTGTATATGACATCATGAATTGTGGGCCGCGCTCGCGGTTTGTAGCTAACGGAAAAGTTGTGCACAACAGCAAGGGGTCAGCCATCAACATGCAGAACTTAAAGCGTGGCTCGTTCCTGCGCAAGGCAATCATGGCCCCTGAAGGACACCAGCTGGTGGTCGGTGACTTGGCTCAGATCGAGCCGCGTGTGTTGGGCTGGCTTGCGGACTACGACGAGCTGCTGGATATTTTTCGCTCAGGCCAAGACGCGTACGCCATGTTCGGCAGGCAGATGTTTAACTTGCCCGACATGACCAAGGAGAGCCACCCAGACTTGCGTCAGTCAGCCAAGTCCGCTTTGCTTGGTGCAGGATATGGTCTGGGGTGGGCATCGTTCGCAGCGCAGCTGCTGGTTGGTTTCCTTGGCGCTCCGCCTGTTCGCTACGACAAGGACTTTGCCAAGAAGATGGGCGTGACTGCCGCTACAGCAGAAAAGTTCTTAGCGTGGGACGAGAACATCAAGAATCTCGAAGAAATTCCGCACACATGCACCATGACAGAGTTGGTTATCCACTGCCTCGCGGCCAAGGCCATCATCGACAAGTACCGCCTGACCGCTGAGCCTGTGGTGGCGCTGTGGAACCTGTTCGGGCATCTGATTCAGTACAGTCTGTACGGTGGCAAGGAGTACGTGCACAAGTGCGTGACGTTCAAGAAGGGCGAGATCGTGCTGCCCTCTGGCATGAGCCTGTTGTACCCCGACCTCAAGCCGGGAAAAGACGAGCAAGGCAGGCTCCAGTGGAGATACGGCGCAGATGAGACTAAACTGTACGCAGGAAAAATAACCAACAATGTCACGCAGGGCGTAGCGAGATGCGTGATGGCTGATGGGATGCTGAGAACCGCGAAGAAGTACTTCGTGGCTGGAACCGTGCATGACGAGCAGATCGTTGTCGTGCCAAACGCAGAGGTTGCCGACGCTAAAACATGGGTTTTGGCGCAGATGACTATGGAGCCAAAGTACATGCCGGGCATACCGCTGGCAGCAGATGGGGGCGCACACAGGCGCTATGGGTTAGCAAAGAACTAAAGGAGAGAAGTATGAAGACAGTAAGACATCCGATCCCGCGCAAGATGCGCATCGGCAGCAAACAGTATTCGGTCGAGATCGTCGAGGCCATGTTGCAGAAGCGGCACATGGGCGGCATCAACTACGGCACGCAGACGATCAAGCTGGGGCTGCGCAGCAACGTGACCAACAAGTCCTTCGCGCCTACGCAGGTGCAAGAATCGTTCTGGCACGAAGTTGTCCACGGCATCCTGTACGACATGGGACGCGACACACTCAACGCCAACGAGCGGTTCGTCACAGAGTTTGCCCACCGCCTGACCAAGGCAATTAACTCCGCAAAGTTTGAATGACCACTAAAAAAATAGCATGGAGCCACAGCTCCCTCAAAGATTACGAAGGATGCGCTCGCCGCTACCACGAAGTCAAGGTCCTGAAGAACTACCCGTTCGTCGAGACCGAAGCAACGCGTTACGGAACGGTACTGCACAAGGCAGCCGAAGACTTCGTAGCAGACGGCACGCCCATCCCATCGGAGTTCTCGTTTATTCAGGACACCATGGACGCCCTCATGGCCAAGCCCGGACGCAAGATCGCAGAGCTTCAGATGGCGCTGACCCAAGACTTGAACGTCTGCGATTGGAAATCCAAAGACGCATGGGCACGAGGCATTGCCGACTTGCTCATCATCGACGACGACAACCTGACAGCGTGGGTCATTGACTACAAGACGGGCAACGACAAGTACCCGGACCGTGACCAGTTGCGCTTGATGTCGATCATGGTGTTCAAGTACTTCCCCCACATCCGCAAGGTGAACTCAGCGCTGCTGTTCGTGGTCAAGAACTCGATGGTCAAGCACAGCATGACGGTGGACGAAGCCGAAGCTGAGTGGTGGCGTTACCGGGAGCGGGTCGCTAAGATCGAGGCGTCAGCAGCAAACGGTGTGTGGCACCCGACCCGCACGCCCCTATGTGGCTGGTGCCCTTGCACTGGCTGCGAATTCAACACGAAGAGGTAAATCATGGCCACTAGAGATTACAAGAAAGAATACAAGCGCGACTTGGAAACCGGCAAGTCCGGCCCCGGCTCAAACCAGCATGAACGCCAGAAGGCGCGGCGGGAGTATGACAAGAAGGGTGTGGACCGAGCAGGCAAGGACATCGACCACATCAAGCCGCTGCGCAAGGGCGGCACGTCCACACCGGGTAACTTGCGATTGCGCTCTAAGAAAGCCAACCAAGGCGACAACAAATAAAAATGGGGAAGCAATCTTGGAAATTATTGACAACAAAGCGCTGCTCTTGCGCACACGCAGCCCTGATAAATACAGTGTAATTCCACGAAGCAAAGTTGTTGAGGAGCATGAAGACGGATCTAGTTCCGTCGCTGTGTTCTGGGGTCTTGATGAGGTGCGCGTTCTAAGAAATCTAGGCGTCAAGAAAGCCCCGTCGCCCATCACACGCAACTACGCATGGCCGGGGCGCTACAAGCCCATGGCGCACCAGATCGACACAGCCTCGTTCCTCACGCTCAACCGCAAAGCATTTGTGTTCAGTGAGCCGGGTACAGGCAAAACGCTCAGTGCGTTGTGGGCAGCGGACTACTTGATGCAGCGCGGTGAGGTGCGGCGTGTTCTGATCTTGTGCCCACTGTCGATCATGCAGTCTGCGTGGATGGGGGACATTAGCAACAGTGTGATACATCGCTCTGCGATCATTGCCCACCACCCGCAAGCATCGCGCCGCATCGAGATGATCCAGAAGAACTACGAGATCGTCATCACCAACTACGAGGGGCTGAACTTAATTGCCAGCGAGGTCGTATCCAACGGCAAGTTTGATCTGGTTATCGTTGACGAGTGCTTCGTTGCGGGAACGCTGGTATCTACGCCACTAGGCCGTCGTCCAATCGAACAACTGGAAGCAGGCGACAAGGTAGTGACTTCTGACGGAGTAATGCGTATAAAGCGA